AATTAGACGAAACACTTGCGCATTATGAATTGAGAGGAGAAATATCTAAGAAGATTGGATATGCTCTTGCGCAAAAATATGACAGACTAATCTTTAGAAGTATCCTTCGTGGTGCTCGTAAGGCTAGCCCTGTTTCTAAATCTGGATTCGTAGAACCAGGTGGAACTCAGATCCGTGTTGGTTCTAATGCTCAGGCATCTGATGCAATTAATCCTGATAGTCTTGTAACAGCGTTCTATGATGCTGCTGCAGCTCTCGATGAAAAGGGCGTCAGTTCTGAGGGACGCGTCGCCGTTTTAAACCCTCGCCAATACTATGCGCTAATAAAAGGACTCGACGGGTCTGGCATCGGTGCTTACTTAGTTAACCGTGACTCACAGGGTGATGCTCTACAGTCAGGTAAAGGTATCTATGAGATTGCCGGTATCAAAATCTACAAGTCAATGAACGTACCTTTCTTCGGAGAGTACGGTACTAAACTTGGTGGATCTGCTGGTGCTGAAGTCCCTGGGATTACTTCACCTGGAAACCTTGGTTCATTTGTACAACAATCCGTTGAAGATGCTCGTAACTCAGTTACAGGTATTAACAACGAGTACGGTCAGCAAGGTGACTTCACTAAGTCTTGTGGTGTAATCTTCCAAAGAGAAGCCGCAGGTGTCGTAGAGGCGATTGGACCTCAAGTACAGGTAACTTCTGGCGATGTTTCAGTGGTTTATCAGGGTGATGTGATACTCGGAAGACTCGCAATGGGCGCCGACTATCTAAACCCAGCCGCAGCTGTGGAATTATACGCAGGTGCTGCAACTGGAAACTCTGCTTTCTAGTTTATACACTTTATGGGGTACTTCGGTACCCCTTTTTTATTATTATGGCAGTCGTATCTTATGGAGCGTCCACCGAACTGGATGCAGTCAACTCTATATTGATGAGTGTTGGAGAGTCACCTGTTAATACATTAACTGTACAAAGCCCTGAAGTGGCTATTGCTCAGAAAACTCTGCAGCAAGTCTGCCGTGAAGTATTAGCAGAAGGATGGGTCTTCAATACAGAAAAAGAATACCCAATCACATTAGACAGCAACAACCACTGTATAGTACCCAACAATGTATTACAGATTGATCTTAATCCTTTTAAGCATCTTGATGATTTTCATGTTGTTAAGAGAAGTGACAATGGTGTGGTAAAATTATATGATAATTATGAACATAGGTTTAATTTTGAGAATACAAGTGAAGGTAAATTATATGTAGACATTATCTGGATGCAAGACTTTGACGATATACCACAGGTATTCAAAGATTACATAACCTTGAGAGCATCTAGGATCGCTTCTAACCGCATGATAAACGATCAAAGGGCAGCTGAATTAATTGCTGCTGATGAACAGCTTGCAAGAGCTAACGCAATGGAATATGATGCTAACCAAGCTGATTATAATATCTTTAATGATCAGCAAGGTAAGACAAATCCTGGCGGTGTTTATCGACCATATCAAGTTCTACAAAGAAGATAATGCCAGCTATTAATCAACGGATTCCAAACTTTTTAGGAGGTGTATCTCAACAGCCCGACACAATTAAATATCCAGGACAGCTCAGAGTGTGTGATAATGCAGTACCTGATGTGACTTTTGGATTAATGAAACGTCCTCCAGGAGAGTTTGTGAAGACGTTGACTAATGCTAATGCAGATGGTTATTGGTATGAGATACTAAGAGATGGGGATGAAAAATATTTAGTACAAATGACAGCATTATCTAGTTATTCTGGTACTAAACCTATTAGGATTTGGAACCTTTTAACTGGAGTAGAACAAAGTCTTACCAATAGTAATGGTGATTCTTTGTTTACTTATATGCAGCAAACAGGAACACTTAAACCTTATGCTATTCAAACAATACAAGATTATACAATCATATCTAATCCCCAAAAAACGATCACTACGACTGGTAACACTGATGTTCCTCTCAACAGTGGTGACTACGCATTTGCTAGGTTAGATACTATTGCTTATAACACTGAGTACGTTATGTACACAGGTGCTACAGCTCCAACACCTGTCACTTACTACAGAGTAACAGCACTTGAAGTTGATAAAGGTACTACCGATGGTAACACTTGGGATGATAGCAATAAAGATGGTAGATATGCTGGTTTAGCTCAGTTCTCATTTACAGATAGTGCATGTGAAGATGTTGATGGTCATGTAACAGTAAATGCAGCAGCTTATGTAGATTCTAACCAAGCTAATTATCAAGCTGATGACGCATCTGGAACTCCTACTACTTCTGGTGATGGAGCAGATTTCATTGGATATACACAAGTATATAAAACTAGGTACACTGCACAAGTTGTATTAAAAGATGGCGGTCTTATAAAAACTACCAGTGAATCTACAGCTTTAGCTAAGTATGAAGATATAAGTATTGAAGGTATTTCTTATAGAGTTAAAGTTAAAGCAGTTGAACCTGTTACAACCTATGAAGGTTATAATTTATATGGTAATGGTGGTTCCGCACCTGCCTCAGGCGATAAGATAGCGTTTTACCGTAGCCCTAAAAATCCTGATAAAGGTAAGCTTTCTATGGCTACGATTATACAATCGTTGTTTAGTGAGATTAATTCTAATCTAGCTAATGTAACAGCTGAAGTTATAGGTAGTGGTATGTATCTATATGGTTCAGCTGCACCTACAGTAAACTTTTTAGGAGGTGCTGTAAATGAAAACATGAACGTCATTGGTAATACAGCTCAAGATATTAGTAGACTACCATCCCAATGTAAACATGGTTACATAGCACAAATAGCTAACGCAGATAATGTAGAAGCTGATAATTATTATGTAAAATTTTTTGCTGATAATGGTACGCAAGGTTCTGGTAGTTGGGAAGAATGTGTAAGACCACACAACTTTTCATCAGGTAGTGACCCTATGGTATTAGGGTTAGATCCAGCTAATATGCCACACGCTTTAGTTAATAACCGTAACGGTACTTTTAGTTTTAAAAAACTAGATAAGACTACAGCAGATGCTGCAGGTAATGATAACTACTGGAAAAATAGAGAAGTTGGTGATGATACTACTAACCCATTTCCTAGTTTTAAGGGCTTAGAAATTTCTAAAATATTTTTTCACAGAAATAGATTAGGATTAATTGCAAACGAACAGGTAGTTATGAGCCGTCCTGGAGATTATTTTAATTTCCATATAGTATCTGCTATAACTACAAGTGATGACAACCCAGTTGATATTACTGTATCAGATATTAAACCTGCCTTTATTAACCACGTACTACCTATTCAAAAAGGTGTTATGATGTTTAGTGATAACGGGCAGTTTCTATTATTTACTGAGTCAGATATATTTAGTCCAAAAACTGCTAGGTTAAAAAAACTATCTAGTTATGAAACATACCCATCTTTGGACCCTATTGATATGGGAACATCAGTTATGTTTACTTCTAATGTATCTGCTTATACTAGAGCATTTGAAGCAACAATCGTGGATGATGACATACCTCCTAAAGTAATAGAACAAACTAGAGTTGTACCTGAATATATACCTAAAGATATAACAATGTCTACAGGATCGAGTGCTATAGGTATTGTGAGTTTTGGTACGAAAAATTCTTCTGAAATTTATCATTATAAATATTACGATTCTGGAGAAAGAAGAGATCAGTCTGCTTGGTATAGCTGGACTGTACAAGGTACTGTACAGCACATGTTATATACAGGTGGTAGTTATTGGACTGTTACATTACAAGGTAGTACTTACATACTATCAAGACATGAGTATGTTACAGACGCTACAAGTACTAGGACTTATGTTCTTGGTGGATTAGCTGCTGATGTAGGATCTCCGTTAAAAACAGCTAGATGGTTTGAAGGTTGTTTAGATAATATGACTATACCAACTGCTATAACTTATACAGCTCAAGGAGGTTCAGTAACAGGACCAGATTTTACTGATTTAACTATACCTTATACTCCAACTTCAGCTAATAATTTCTATGCTGTAGCCCTTTTTGGAACAGATACAGCTGGAAATGATGTTGCTGGTACGGTGGTTAAAGCTACTTCTGTAAGTACTAATAAAGCCACGTTTGAAGGAGTAGATATGACTGGATGGACAGTAGCTGTAGGATATCAATATACATCTACAATAGGACTTCCTAATTATTATTTAGCTTTTGATCAAGGTAAATATGATCTAGATGCTGACCTTAGAATTACTGGTATTAACTTTGAAATGGGTATTGGTGGTCCTATGGAGTTCCATTTAGAGTCTATTTATGCTGATATGGATGATTATATACAGTATGAATCAGGTTTGAAACTAGATGACAGTGATTTTGGTAAACCACCTTCTCGTATGACAAAAGGTATTAGAGTACCTATACAAAAAAAGAATGAAAAATATAATTTAACTATAAAAATACCCGATCCTTTTTCCACCGCTATTATCTCAGGTTCTTGGGATGGTAGGTATAACCAAAGAAGACATGTACGAAGGTAATTACATTAAGCCCTGCACTCCTGAGTTAGCTCTGAGTGTAGGGTTAAACCTACGTTGGGAAGACCGACGTGAGGTTGAGCAAACAACTGGATACTGTGCTGAAGCAGTCATTATCCAATCATATTTTAATTCCGCATACGGACAGTGTGTTTATTTTGAGGTTCCCAACGGCAAGGCTGCTGGAGTGGCAGGTGTTACTCCACAGAATGTTATATGGATGCTTTGTACTGAGGCCAGCACAGAGTACCCACATACGTTTGTGAGAGAAGCTAAACGCTGGGTAGATTCACTACCTAATACTTACTTAATGAATCAAGTGGATATGCGAAATGAAGCTCACGTTAAATTACTTAAACTGCTCGGATTCAAATTCATAAAATACCATGTTTATAATGGTGTCCCTCTAATAGAGTTTATAAAATTATGTGCGAGCCAACCCTGATCCTATCGGCGGCTATGGGCACTATGACTGCGGTGCAAGGTATCTCAGAGCAGAATCGGCAACACGCCGCTGCTGTAGAGAGAGTAAACCGTAGCAATGCTTTAGCTAAACAGGATTATATAAATAAAATACAAATATCAGCGTTTAACGATCAGAAAAAAATGAGATCGTTTGAAGCTGCACTTGATGGTGCTGCCTCAGAACGTGAAGCGTTGTATAAACAAAAACAAATAAATCAACTAGAAGCAGATCGAGCATCCATTGCTGCTAAAATGGAACTTGATGATAAAGTTGAAGAAGCCCAGTTTAAAGGTCAAGAACAGTTAGCCGAAATGATACGTGCTCAAGGTACAGTATTAGCAAGTGATGTTGTTGGACAGTCTATGTTGTTAGAAGCACAGCAAGCTGAACGTGAACTTGGATTTGCAACAGCTACAATAGACGCTGGCTTATGGAACGCTGAACAAAACTATGCTATGAGTGAGTTTGATATAGCATTAGGTAAGTATGCTGCTGATCATAGAGCTGTTAGTTCCTTGTCTGGTGGACCAACTGAAGCACCTTCTGCATCGTTTATGACTATCAA